GTGATACCTTCTTCATCAATCTTAGGTAGGACTACCTCAGTATAAAATTTACGATACCTCTCAACATAATGGAGGTTATCATTCCTCACTCCGAAATGCTGATCAGTTATCAGTAATACTTTACTCATACTAAGTTTCCGTTAAAGTTTATGCTTATAGCGTGTCGTTTCCAAGTTGCAGGTTGAGTCCTATGACGTAACCAACCTGGGAATAATAGGAAGTCTCCTGTCCTAGTTTCCACTGGTGTTGCCATGATAGCATCACCGTGGTCTTTTTGCAATGGGGTCAACCTACGAATGTAATCCAAAGGATCAACCAACTCAATATCACCACCTTCCCCCTTCTCCAAATAGTATACAGATGCTATATGACATCCCAACCTACCATTACAGTGTGAATGCTCACCAGTATAGTCACCTCTAGTATGTAAGTTAGACCAAGATGCAGTAGGTCTTATCTCAGCAGGTGCATATCCCAAATGCTGATCCCAATACTCCACAACAGTATCCATCATACTTCCTATTAAGTCTTGTAAGAGGGGTGAGTCCTCATGTAAAAACATACCCAACTCACCAGTTGATACTCCTGTCTCAGATGCCCATACACCTCGATTACAATCCTTATACATGGATGTCAACTCTTCAACCAGTCCTAATGGTGGTTTAATATTACCTTGTAATACTGGTACAGAAAATAAATTATGTAATTGATGGTTCATCAAACAATACCTCATTCATATACATGTCTGCAAAGTCTTTATCAAACCATTGCTTCAATATACCACGTGTCTTATCGTTTCTCTTCTGCTGTTTACAATACCAGATCTGATCATCCAGTCTCTTCATCACATTAACCCAGAAGGAATCCTTCTCAGCATCTAATACACCTTCTTTAAAGAAGGTAAGGTAATGGAGGATAATACAATAGAAGTTTGCTATATCTATCTCCTCATCCAATTTTGTAAACTTACAGTATGGTGAAAAGATATCATCACCCCATAGTGGGATTGGTCTCTTACCCTTAAAATTATACTCGTTACTAAGTTCTCTCACCCCTTCATAAAATTTATCTGGTACCCCATGCACAGGAGATACATCAACAATAGCAGCAGTAACTGTCTTATCATTAGCAACTATATCACATCCAAAAATAGGTAGAGGATAGTGAGGATCAGGAAACAATACACAATGTAGTATTCTCATCTCATTAATCTCTGCCAACTCAAGGTGCATCTTCCTTAAGACAGGTGATTTATACATGGTATTCTTAATTATCAAGCCTTCCTTCTTCACCTCATGTAGAGGACACTCTACCTTCTCCACGTCAGGTAGATCCTGCATAGCATAGGTTAATAGGACTGCTACATCTTCTACAAAATCACGCATAACTGAAAAAGAATTCCTTGATTATCTTCTCCGACTCTTCTTTACCAAAGGCACTACCTAGATACCCTGATATAGGGTCTAACTTAATCATATACTTATCAAAGTCATGATAATGAGTGGTATCTTCTCCAGTAGGTTTCCATTTCTCTATTAACTGTTTATAATACAACAGATATGTTGTAAACATTGGTAGATAATCATCTACCTCTGATGCCTTACAGTATCTAACGTAAATATTCTTTGAGAAATGATTACCCTTCTCAAAGAATCTATAATCTTTCTCTGCAAATGGTAGACTATCTACCTCATACAAATATCTCTCTGTTGGATGTTGGAAATCAAATACTATTATAACTTTCTTCTCACTAAATCCCATCAAGTCCATACCAAAGCAAGGGATTATCTCGTCTCCTACCTGTGGTGTCTTAGGATATATTATATTGTTATGAATATTAAGTTGCTTGCCATCCCATATATCTACATGCCTAGACTTAAGGAAGTATTTACCACTGTATAAGTCAGCAGTTAACTTAACTCCTTTCTCATTCTCCCACGTTGCATGATTAGATTCAAATGTTAGGTCGGGGAAGACATCAAAGACTGCTGATCTATAACCAGCCCATAAATCAGTCATTATCCTCTCATATTAGTTTCAATACGACCCTTAATCTGATTCATCTCAGAATGATCATCATTATTATCTGAGTGGAAGACTTGTTCATACCCACTCTTCTCGATTAATTTGTCTCTTATATCCATCTGACGCTTCTCTTTAGCAATACGTCTGAGAAATGCGTAGTAAATTATCTGTGTGAAATAAGCGAAAGGATTCTTTGACTTGGCAGGATCAAAATTATCAATATACTGGACACAATTCTCTACTCCATCAGAGATCATGTCCTCCTTAAACATATAGTTAATAAAGTTTGGTCTATATGATAAATGTGTAGCAATCTTTAGGAAACATTCAGCAAGGTAGTGTGTTATCCTCGGTTTTTCTTTATCTAATGTACGTGCTTCATCTACAGCCTGACGATACGCAGTTATCTCAGCTAAGAATTTCTTGTTGTCAACATAGTGTTGTTTTTGTTTCCGTGCCACAGCCTTTGCCATATTGTTATTTCACCTGAATACATTATATAAGAATGTTTACTTATTGTCAATGCTATTAGTTCGTTTCCAGAAGTCTTCAAGCTTTGCTCTAGCATCTGATACCTTGCCAAGTAGTCCCATATTTTTATTCATTTTTACTTCAACTTCAGATTTATTACCACCATTTTCTTTTCTAACCCACATCTTATACATGAGTACAGACTCCATAGACATAGGTGCCACAGTGACAACATCATCTTCATTAATCATATAAAATTCTTCATTAGAAAACATCATCCATTTGAGTAGACCCACTGCCATACCCATCTGTCCATCCTTTTCAACCTGATGATTGTGAGGACATGCAGGATCTTGTACATAAAATACAGTTTTACCTGGTGCTGAGTCCTCCTCAGTAGCAATCATAGTGCCTAGTATCGTCTCCCCAGACGTAAGCTTGATTACTCCAAAGAATTCTTGTTCGTGTCTGATATAGTTAATTGTCATTTCTTTAAATTAACTTTAGTGATTTCATAATCAAATGCTTCTTGGTCATATATCTTAATCCTTTCAGAAAGATGTCTTAATGTATAATTGTATTGATGATCTTTAGAGCAGTCATCAGCAATATCATATAACATTGCCTGTGCTTTATTATCACCCTTCCTCAAAACCCTACCAATAGATTGTAGATTCCTTACCCTAGACTTACTAGGAGAAGCGAAGATAACATTATGAAGATTCTTAATGTTAATACCAGTGGAGAAGGTTCCATATGATGCCAATATTATAGCATCTTTTTCACGTTCGCATATAGCACGTGCTTCTTCCCTCTCTACAGCATCAACACCACCGTGTATAAAGAAAATCTTACGATCTTTACTTACCTTATTATTTATCATTTCCCACAGAGGTTCTCCGTGCTTCTCGATATAGTTAAAAAGCACAAGAGTATTACCCTTTAAATCTAGTGCTAGATTGCAAATGAAGTTGCTACGTCTGGTGTGTATGCATAAGTAATCCATCTCCTGTTGATAATGATCAAAGGGTACCCACCCATGTCTAAGTAGTACAATCCGCACCTTCAATGGTGTCAGATGTCCTTTCTTCATCAACTCAATTGTCTTGGTTACCGTATCAACCCTACCAAATAGTCCTTCTAGTACTAGTTGGTGTGCTTCCATACCATCTAACGTACCAGTTAACCCTACCTTATACTTCGCATCATGACACTTCGTGAGGATGCCTGTGAGTGATTTAGCTTTATAAAGATGTGCTTCATCCCCGATAACGACATCAAAACGTTCAAAGAACTTCTTGGATTCCTTGTAAATGCTCTGCCAAGTTGATATAATGACAGGATTATCGACATACTTTTCTTCACCTGCACTAATCTTATGAACATCCCTGACATTCCAACCATAATCTATAAAATCCTTATACAACTGTTCTACAAGAGAAACAGTAGGAACAATAATTAATATCTCTCTCTTCTTTAATAGGTGCCAACGCACCAATGCATATATTATTAACGACTTCCCCGAGCCCGTGGGGGATAATAAAAGCTTGCGACGAAATTTAATCGCAGAGTAAATTCCTTTAAGCTGGTAATCTCTTGCTTTAAAGGGGAGCCTAAGAGCACGAACAAAAGCCGCTGTGCCTTCAGGTGTGACATACTCTTCTACCTCATTAGGTCTTCCAAAGTATTTATCTTCTAAGACCTCATAATCATACCCCCTCTGCTCTAGGTAGTCAGTAAGGTAATCATATAGTCCACAATATATCTCACCCGTACCAGGTGAATACAATCTTATCTTTCCATCCCAGTATCTTCGTTTGACTGCTGGCATATACTTAGCACCAGGCACCTCAAACTGAAAATGCTCACTTAATTCTTTATGAAGATGGGCTTCTGCCTCCACCTTCAGAAAGACCTCGTTCTTCTTTATGATGGTGGTCATCGAATCCCATAATACTTTACAATCTCAATAGTATTCTTAATGTCAAATCCTCTATTGTGGATCTGTTTAAGTATCCTATCAATAGAATTTATACAAGTTTCTAGGTAGTCTTTTTTCTGCTTAGCTCGGCATACCTCATCGTCACTGTCAATAAACATATCAAGATCACCCTTTAATACCTTAAGGTCAAAGGGTTTCTCTGCATATACATGTGCTGGTGCCTTACCGTTATAATATAACCACTTATCTTTATACAACTGCTTATACTTGATCTCTGCATCAGAGAACATAGTCTTCATTTGATTTAGGAGTTGCAAGTATTTGGCATGTAGTCTGGGAGTTTCCATACTATCGTTGGCAAGCAACTCTGGTAACTCCCTGTGATCAAAGAACTTCTCTGCGTCCTTAGCCCACATCTCCTCTATCTTTTTTAACATCATAATAATTCATCATGTCAATTGTGTATTCCTCTTAGTATCTTCCTTAGATCTGATCTGATATGCAAGATACCTAAATGATACCTGTGCCATAGCATATTCGGTACCATCTACTGTAGCATTAAACTCCAAAGCATTCAATCCTATAGGCATTAAATCCTCGAATACTACATCGAAATTGTGATTGAAATTACTATTCAATACCATCAACGTACCATCAGCATATAAGTCGTTGTTATCTTTACCAAACTCCTGCTGCATTTTTAACTTATAACTTCTTCTTTCTAGAGTATCATCTGGCGTACCAAGTGCACGTATCCAGTTGTGTAATATCAAATAGTTTTCTAGGTTTTCATCTACAAGAAATGACAATGTTAATGGGTCATACTCAATGAAACCTTCTAGTGGTAATGATCTAAATGGTGTGGACTGCTGCTGTATACTTAGATTCATACTAGGTATGTTAGCAGTCTGACAGAAGTATGATATCTTAGGAAACTTCGCAAGACTAAACTTGAATCCAATAGGAGACAGGAAGTTTCTATTCTCTATTTGTTTATTCCATGTAGTCATGTGATTCTCTCCCAGATTCCTCTGGCATGTCCGTTATGCTCAACTAATTTCTGAGCCCAAATCCTATCCTCTAGACTGACTTCCCTATTAAGACGAGTCTTATTGGCAATAACAGACAGTCTGAGTCTATAGTCCTTGCTTAACATATTTATATCCGTGGTATATAACTCTTATACTTCTCAACTTGTGGTATTATATCTTGCTCTACCCTCTCTACAATCTGATCTACTATACTAACATCTAATCCAGCGAAAGGTGGAAT